CGGAAACTTGATGTTGAAAAACACCGTTTTATCGACATTCCGGAGATACTTGGAGTCGCACACATCTGTTGTGTGCGAGTTCCCTCCATCACGTCGGGATAAAGATCGCGCGTGGCATCTGCCACGCTCGCTCATTATCCTTTATGTGTCTTTAGGCTGGACAGTCGAACTGAGGAATCAATCACTCGTTCGCCTGCTCCAACGCCATTGGGATGCAGCAATCCGTTCGCAGAAATCTGCCTACGAATTGTGGCATCGAATTAAAAGCTCTTGCTTCCTCGCACGGAAGGCCTCTTTAGAGGCCCCTCCTACGAAGAAGAAATTGCAGAATATTCATGGTGAATTGGTTCCACGATCTTATATAGTTACGTCGGACCAATTGTACCAACTGTCTTGCTTAGCACGATCTTTACCGCTTCCATCAGATGAAGCAGTAGAGAAAGAGAAAGCTGAATTTTATGAATTCATTAGCAAGAAGCCGCCGAGAAATCGGACCGGCTCTCGTTATGAAATTCTTCGTCAATTTTCTTCCAAGTCCAATGGCCGCTTGCGGCGCTGGGCTCGAAAGACTGATAAAATGCCGCTTGCAAGCCCTAACGTTAATTCGTCTAGTGCTTGTTTTGGCTACTCAGTTAAAGATGGTGGTCGTGCTCAACACTTCACAGATTTCTGTGGACATGTTAAGGATAACCGTATAAGATACATGAGGTCGCGACTTCCTTTGTGGAATCGCGCGCTCAAGTTCTCCGTCAATGCGAGAGTTTCGAGGAATTCAATCTACGACCACAATGGTTCGTGGGATGACTTGCTCGAACATTATATGCAAAAGTGCGATTTTGAACGATCGGCGAATAAATGTCAATTCGTCGCGGTCAAAACGCCTGGACTTAAAATACGAGGTGTAACAAAGAACCCCCCTCAGAGGGTTGCTTTGGCACATCGCTATAGAAAGAAACTCTTCCGTGTGCTCATGCGAACACGAGGCACGAAAGAGTCGCTTGCAGAACTCCCGAATACGCTTCCTTTAACCAGTTTGAATGGTAATGAACGCGTTTATTCAGTTGATTTACGAAGAGCTACGGATGGCCTCTCGCATGCATATGCGAAATGGCTTTGCGAAAAGCTCAATATTCCGTTTGATCTTGTCTTCGAGGATTTCCTCGTAGATGGGATCAAAGTAAAGAGAGGATTATTCATGGGAATGCCACTTTCGTGGTGTTTCCTATCGATGATCCACTTACTAATTTGTGAATTCGTCGACCGGAAAGGCAATTTTTACCTTAAAGGCGACGATCTCATCGCAGTGTGGACTAAAGAACAGTATGAGCTTTATTGTTGGCTCATTCAGTTCAGCGGTCTCATCGTAAACGAAAAGAAGACATTCATCTCTCGGAGAAGAGGCACTTTTTGCGAAGCGCTCTTTACTCTCGAGAAGGATTGTCTGCAACTAAAGCCGAATTTTTCCTTCGCGGGTCTTATGAACTGCGGGAAAGATGGGCTATTCATCAATGATGTGGAAACTCTAGCTTCAACGTTCGTCAAACGCGGACTGTCGAAAGCTAGGATCCGAAATGTATTCGATCTAGCGTTCGAAGGGCCTTTTAAGCCACTTCGTGACGCCAGAATCGACTTCTACGAACCGAAGTTTTTAGGCGGTCTTGGGCTCCCTCTTGAAGAGAGCCAAGAACGACTTCACTCGAGATATTCGAACGCATACTGCCAAATGTTGTATTTGGGCAGAATCGTTCACAAAAATTTCGTTCTTTCTGGTTCGACCACACGTGGTCCGAACTCAGTTTATAACGAGAAGAAGATTCAAGGGTTGGATTACTCTTTTGCTGTCCCTAAGGAGCAAGAGTGTAACCACCTCGATGAGCATATTTCCTTTCGTAGGTCAGTTGCAACTTTAAAAGATGCACTGTACTCGAAAGAAATTCGTAAGAGGAAACTTTCTTTGAGTGCTCAGGTCAAATGCCTGAAGCGCCAAAAGAAGTATATCCGTTCACAGTTAGAGAACATCGATGTGAGCGCCTTTGAAAGGCGCTCTATCGCTAATTCTCGAGTCTTTATGAAAGGTTTGCGCGCTACTCCTAGCAGCGTACAATCTTTCTATAAGCATAATTGTCTAGGAGGGACCTTGGAAAAGTCTACCATGTGACACTGGGAAGTGAAGAACATGCACTCAGTACAAGTCCAACACTCGTAAGGTATTAAATTCTATACCGCCGGGATAAGCCCCGGGATAACAAATTAGCTACCTGAAAAAG